TCATGGCCGCCTGCGCCTTCTGGACATTTTCGCGGGACGCCTGTATTTTCCTCACAGACTTCGACCGGCCCCCTTTGCGGCCAAGGACTGCCGCGGCGGTTTTGATATCGGGCATTATTGCACCTCCATAGCTGGCCTGCAACGAACAGAATCAACCAGTGGCTTGTTATGCAAAAGCCGCTGACAATGAACAATATGCATTTTATTTAACTCCAGCTATACTTTAGCATTCGCACCATTGTATGCAAACGTTTATGTAAGATAATGCTATTTTTTTGAGCTTTTTCTCGAAAAAAGTCATCCTAAATGCAAGTTTGACCAATTGACCAGAAACTTCTCTGCCCGAGTTTCTGCCCGAGTTAAACTGTTTATCATCAGCAAGTTAAACCATATTGCAAATCAACGCAGATTATAGTTTCTGCCCGAGTTTCTGCCCGAGTTATCCATCTTATAATCAACTGTTTAAGATAGGTTGACCAATTATTTACCTTAAAAATCCTAAAACTAATTACATCTTAATCGTTTGGGACTTTAAAGGAGCCAAAAAAAATGGTCAAATCATCGTTTTTCATTGCAAAGTACTGAACATCAATAACATAACTCGGACAGAAACGAAATCTCATAAAAATTAAGAATATGGTATAACTCAAACAACATCAATAATTTAACTCGGGCAGAAAATCGGGCAGAAACTCCTGTCCGAAATCTGGTCAGCTGTCCGATTATAGAAAACCAAATTAGTTATGATTTGTAAATCGTTTTGCAAAACCGTATAATATTTATTAGTATGTTTTGCGAATGAAAAAAATGATGGAAATTTAAAAGGTACTACCCCGGGGGAAAAAGTGCCTGTGGGGCACGGGAAGGACTGGGGGGGCTACACAGTCTTTCTTTTTCCTGGCGGATTCCTGGTTGCGTGAGGTGATATATCCCGTGGTGCGTATAAATACAGTAATGCTGATTAGCATGAAGCCAATTGAATTGGAAGAGCTGATGACTCCTGATCAACGATGGTAACACCACAAACCCTATTTATTACAGGGTTGATATTGAAAACAAGCTAATGGCAAGTCAACGCAAGAAACCATCAACGTCTACAACAGGGACATCAAAGCCCATTGAACATGAACCTGGCGAACTCCATATCAACCGGCACCTGCAACAGGCCGGATACCGGATCGCGGGCGATGCAGAGGGCAAAACAGTCAACCTTGTAAAATATGCTGCGTGGCTGGCCGATAAAAAAAAGGGAAAACGAGACAAAGACGAAACGGGCGGCAAATCACAGCGCAGCTATGAGGAAATAAAAGAAGCAGCGCGCGAGCGCAGTTCGGTCGCATCAAAATCCGGACGTGACATCGGGATGATTCCGAATGTCGTGGATAAAAAGCGTCGAAAGGATTGCAAATTTGACCTTAAAAAATTTTGCGAGACATATTTCCCGTCAAAGTTTGATCGCGGCTGGAGTCCGGATCACTTGCTGGTGATCAAGAAAATAGAAACAGCACTGCTTCATGGCGGACTATTCGCGCTGGCCATGCCTCGTGGCTCGGGCAAGACCACAATATGCGAAACTGCCGCTTTATGGGCGGCTTTATACGCACACCGTAAATACATTCTGTTTATCGGGGCTACGGAGCCAGCCGCGACAAAATCACTTGCGGAGATCAAAAACGAGATTGAGATCAATGACCTGCTTTTCGAAGATTTTCCGGAGGTATGTTTCCCAGTCAGAAAATTGGATGGGATTGTCAACCGGTCTTCGGGGCAGACCTGCTGTGGAGAGCGCACTAAAATTAAATGGAAAGATGGCGAGATTGCGCTTCCGCGCATACCCAAATCTGTGTCGTCAGGGATCGTGATTCAATCCGTCGGCATCACCGGTCGCATTCGCGGTCGCAAGGCATCACTTGGGGACAACACCAGCGTGCGCCCGGAGTTTGTTCTGATTGACGATCCGCAAACGGACGAGTCCGCCGCCAGCACTGTTCAAAATAATAAACTTTTGGAAATCCTGAACAAGGCGATTCTTGGCTTGCCAGGGCCAGGTGTCAAGCTTTCCGGCGTGATGCCATGTACCGTCATCAAGCCGGGTGACATGGCCGATCAAATTTTAAACCGCGAAAAGCATCCACGATGGAACGGCGAACGTCTGAAAATGGTGTTGAGCTTTCCAAAGAACATGGACATCTGGATGAAGTTCGCCGACGTTCTTTCAGATTCGCAGAGGGCAGGTAGGGAACGAAGCGACGCCACAGAGTTTTATTTGGCCAACAGAAAAGAGATGGAAGACGGCGCGCAGGTTGCCTGGGAAGGAAATTATGAGCCGGACGAAGCATCTGCCCTGCAGCACGCTATGACAAAATTTTTAGAGGATAAAGCCGGTTTTTATGCCGAGTATCAAAACGACCCGCTGCCGCCAGATTTGGGCGAGGCGGAGAGAATTGCTGAACATCACATCTATGATCGCCTGAACAACCGGGAGCGTTATTCGGTGCCTCTGGCGGCAGACAATCTGGTGATGTTTATTGACGTGCAGAAAAAGGTGTTGTTTTACACCGTCTGCGCGTTTGCCACTGATTTCACCTGCTGGGTTGTTGATTACGGCAGCTTCCCAGATCAGGGCAGAAAAACTTTCAGCCTTGAAGATTCGATTAAAACATATCCAGACCTTTTCCCCGGGGCAGGTCTTGAGGGTGCAATCTATTCAGCCCTGAAAGAATTGACAGACTCCTTTTTATCAAAAGCATGGAAGCGCGAGGACGGCGTTGAAATGCAAATCGATCGATGCCTGGTGGACTCTGGCTGGGGGTTGTCAACCGACACAGTCTATCGAATCTGCAAGGAATCACTTCACAGCGCCAGGATGCTGCCCAGCAAAGGCCTTGGCATAACCGCAGCACAAAAGCCGATGGCGGAATACCAAAAACGGCCAGGTGAAAAACACGGCTATAATTGGTACATCGTAAAATCTCCCAGGAGGCGCACTGGTCGCTACGTGCTTTATGATGTGAATTTTTGGAAAACGTTCTACCGGGAGCGCCTTTTTACTGTCATGGGCGACAAAGGGAGCTTTTCAATTTGGGGAAGCTCCCCGGATATGCATTTTTTGTTTGCCCAGCATCTTTCCAGCGAGTTCAGCGTGGCAACAGCCGGACGTGGCCGGCGGGTGGATATTTGGCAGCTGCAGCCAGGCCGGGAAAACCATTGGCTTGATTGTGTTGTGGGTTGTATGGTCGGAGCAAGCATTTGCGGAAGCAAGATGTCCAAAAGCGTGGAGGCCGTCGCTGAAGTTATAAAAAGCAACGAAATCGTAACGCGAGTCAGTCCACTTCCTCAACGCATTGTCCCGTTAGCCACGCGAATCACCCCGAGAAGATAATTTTTTATCCTGCGTATAAATCAAAAAAGACGGAGGAATGCATGACCGACGACGAAATCAGGGAAAAAATTCTTGAAAAAGCCATTCAGCCGGCGGAATATGAGATTGACGGCGAGCGGGTGAAAAACCGTTCCGTTACTGAACTGCTTGCTTTGGAAGCGCATTTCGCGAAAAAGAAAGCTTCTAAAAATCCATTTGCCGCGATGAAAATCGCCCGCATCTCCACCCAAGGCCCCGAAAGATGAGTGTCGAACAACGCAAATCAGCAGCTCAAAAACAGGTAACTTCGCGAAAGATCGGCTTTCAGCCTTCAGACCAGTCTTCCAGTGTGACTGCGGTACAGAAGCCGGCAACTTCGCGAAAGTCTATCAATGGCGGCATCATCATGCCGATTCGCGGACGTTTTGACGCGGCCAGCCGTGAGGCTGAAGCTACCCAGCACTGGAAAGGGGCTGATTTTTTATCTGCGGATGCTGAACTGGTACCGGAAATCCGACATTTGATCATTTCCCGCACCCGCTATGAGGCCGCCAACAATGGCTATTGCACTGGAGTCCTCAAAACACTGGCTGATGATACCATCGGCACCGGCCCACGGTTGCAATATTCGTTTGAGCATGATGATGATGACATGGAAAAATTAGAGGCCACCTTGAACCGCCGTGAGTATCGTTGGCGCAAGTGGGCCAAGGCTGTGCATCTTGCGAAAACGTTAAAGATGGCCAGGCGTTCGCGCGCTACCGACGGTGAGGTTTTCATCAAAAAGATACATAACCCAAAAATCCGCAGTCATGTTAAAATCGGTCTGGAATTATTTGAGGCGGAGCAGGTCGGCGCGTCGCCCTTCGACATTACCATAGAATATCATGATACCGGAGTTCCAAAGGAATTTGACGGGATTAAATACGACCGTTATGGCAATCCGGTTGCATATCGCTTTTGGCGTATTCACCCTGGCAGTCGCAGCTTGATCAAGATGTCGTCGGATTACGAGGTTGACGCAAACTATGTGATTCACT